TAGGGATATGCTATGCAGGGGGATGTGATGAGGATATGAATCCTGAAGATAACAGAACAGAAGAGCAGAAGGAGTCTATCCTTTTACTCTTAGAAGTTTTAAAAAATATATTTCCACAGGCATCCATACACGGACATAGGGATTTTTCAGATAAAGAATGCCCAAGTTTTGATGCCACAAAAGAATACGGTTTAATATGGCAGGTTGGATAACACAAATTATAGGAGGTCTTCTTGGTAACGCTACGGATATAATTGATGAGGTTATAACCACTAAGGAAGAGAAGGAAGAATTAAAGATTAAGATGAAAGACTTAATTGTTAGTTCGGAGGTCGAGCTTGAAAAGGGTATAACTCAGCGTTGGAAGGCAGATATGAAAAGTGATTCTTGGTTGTCTAAGAACGTAAGACCTATGGTCTTAATATTTTTAGTGACATCCACAGTACTGCTTGTCTTTATAGATGCGGGGTGGATAGGATTTACCGTTCAGGATAAGTGGGTAGACTTATTACAGTTAGTGTTAATAACAGTTATAGGAGCGTACTTTGGAGGACGTTCATTTGAGAAGATAAAAAAATAAATATAATAAAAATGCACGATATAAGGAAGATAGCCGTTGGTGTGGATTATAAGACAGCAATGCATTATGTTGTAGGTCAGGATATCCTTCATGGTTCACACACAATTCACCTTGTTGTGTTTGAACAGGACGCAGGTGTTTATAAAATTTACATAGAAGACAACAGCGATGGTTGTATATTCCTATGGAAAAGTTTTACACCTTCAATGCCTGTTAGTGTAGAATATAATATAGAATTTTAATGAGACCATTACATCAGTATCTTGTTAAACCAGTGGACGGACGCAGGTATGACAACACTAAAGAGATGGGTGGAATAGAAATTATTACATCTACATCTGAAGAAGACCATAATTTTAGCAATAGGTATGCCGAGGTTGTGGCTTTGCCGTTAACAGGTAATACATCAGGAGTAAAGGTAGGAGACATACTACTTGTTCACCATAATGTATTTAAGTTTTACAATGACATGAAGGGTAGACGCAAGAGCGGTAAGTCCTTCCTTAAGGAAGACCTGTTCTTAATTGACCCTGACCAGTTCTATATGTACAAAAGGAATAACGAATGGTATGCATATGATAGATACTGCTTCGTTAAGCCTATTAAAATGAAAGAAGATAAATACATCAGCTCTAATGGACTCGAACCATTAACTGGGGTGTTAACACATCCAAATGACTATCTGCTCTCACAGGGCTTAAAAAGGGGTGATGAGATTAAGTTTGCTCCTGACTCAGAGTACGAGTTTATAATTGATAGTGAGATTTATTATAGGGTATATGACCATATGATTACAATAAAAATATAATACTATGGATGTTGAGAAAATGAAAGGCGAAATAATTAGTGCAGGTGAGCAAGCTGTTAAGGAACTAATTAAAGTAGCAAAGGAAAGTATAATTAAAAAGGCAGGTGACAAGGAAACTCTTTCTGAAAAAGAAGAAGCTCTTGCTGCTGACAGGTTAAAGAATGCGGCAGCCACAAAGAAACTAGCAATATTTGATGCATTTGAAATACTCAACAGGATAGAGCAAGAAAAAAATATGCTTGAAGCTATTAAAGAAAATGGTGGCAAGGCTATATCAACTAAAGGAACAGGATTTGCAGAGTCAAAGTCTAGATAAGTTATACACCACGGAACCTCACCTTCTTTCAAAGAGGGAGCTGTCCATAAAGAACGGTAAGAGATTATGGAAGTATGGGTATGATAAAGAGAGTGATTTAGTTGTTATATCTAAAACAGGTCAAGTAGGTGATATATATAACATTCAAGGACTAAGGATTGGGTTACCTCTGTTTAATCCTAAGGACAAGTTAATTATTGTTAGGTCAAAAAAAAAGAGTGAGCAATATTGGGAGAGAACTTCTCCTCCTAAGGCAATAGACCAAATTAAAACAATATTTCAGTGGAACGATAAGCCAAAGTATTTTAAGGATTTATGGGTTCCTTATGTGGAGAATGAATTTGATAGGCGTGAGAGAGGAGTATTCTTTGCTAACAATGGCAAGCCTACTTATATTACAGGCTCACACTATATGTATCTTCAGTGGTGTAAGATTGATGTGGGTTATGCAGACTTCCGTGAAGCCAATAGAATTTTATTTATCTACTGGGCTGCTTGTCAGGCTGACAATAGAAGTTACGGAATGAACTATGTTAAGATTAGGCGTTCAGGATTTTCTTTTATGTCTGCTTCAAATGCTGTGGATATAGGAACTATATCAAAGAACGCTAGGATTGGTATCGTATCCAAGACAGGTGCTGATGCTAAGAAGATGTTTACTGACAAGGTTGTACCTATGAATACAAACCTGCCATTCTTCTTCAAGCCCATCATGGATGGTATGGATAAACCTAAAACTGAATTAGCTTACAGGATTCCAGCAGCAAAGATTACTAAAAAAAATATGACCATTGAAGATGATGGTGAATACACACAAGGTTTGGATACCACAATAGATTGGAGGAACACAGACAACAACTCTTATGATGGTGAAAAATTACAGTATTTGGTACACGATGAGAGTGGTAAATATTTAAAGCCTAACGATATAAAAGAATCATGGCGTGTCCAAAAAACTTGTCTTAGGTTAGGTAAAAAGATTATAGGCAAGTGTATGATGGGTTCAACTGTCAACGCACAGAACAAGGGAGGTAAAGAGTTTAAGGATATGTACTTTGATTCTGACCTGACAAAAAGAAATAGTAACGGTCAGACTAAGAGTGGGCTATATAAAATATTCATTCCTATGGAGTTTAACCTAGAGGGGTTCATAGATAGATATGGTATGCCTGTTATCAATACTCCTCCTAAACCAGTGTTGGGAGTTGATAATGAAATGATTGACATAGGTGCTGTTGAGTATTGGGAAGGAGAAGTTGACTCACTTAAAGGAGATGCCTCTGCTCTTAATGAGTTTTACAGACAGTTTCCAAGAACTGAATCTCACGCATTTAGAAATGAGAGCAAGCAGTCTTTATTTAATCTAACTAAAATTAATGAACAGATAGATTATAATGATGGTAACATTGAGTCTCATCATGTTACATCAGGAAACTTCACTTGGAAGGATGGAATAAAAGATACGGAGGTAATATTCTCACCTCAGCAAGGAGGAAGATTTAGGATTAGTTGGACTCCTGAAAAAAGATTAACAAACCTTAGAGAAAAGCGTAATGGTATATACTATCCTGTTAACGAACACTTAGGTGCATTTGGCTGTGATAGTTATGACATATCAGGAACAGTAGGAGGAGGGGGTTCCAAGGGTTCTTTACATGGATTGACTAAGTTTAATATGGACAATGCTCCAAGTAATGAATTCTTTTTAGAGTATATATCTAGACCACAGACTGCTGAGATATTTTTTGAAGATGTTCTTATGGCTTGTGTCTTTTATGGGATGCCTATACTAGCAGAGAACAATAAGCCTCGTCTGTTGTATCACTTTAAGAACAGGGGGTACAGAGGATATAGTATGAATAGACCTGATAAACATTACACAAAGTTATCCAAGTCTGAAAAAGAATTAGGAGGAATACCTAACTCTAGTGAAGATGTAAAGCAAATACACGCAGCCTCAATAGAGGCTTATATAGAGAAATATGTGGGTTATGATTACGAAGGTTTGTTTAGAGACTCAGAAGACATAGGTATGATGCCTTTCAATAGAACTCTAATTGATTGGGCGGAATTTGATATTAATAACAGAACTAAGTTTGATGCTTCCATATCATCAGGGTTAGCTATACTTGCCTGTCAAAAACACCTATATAAAGCTGAAAAGAAAGATTCAAAAATTAGTGTTAACTTTGCACGGTATAATAATACAGGCAACAACAGTCAACGCATAACATAAATATATGAAAGAAGATTCAATGGTAAGTGTTTCTTACACAAGCTTTCCTAGCTCGGCAGTCGGTGACAAAGAGAAGGATACTATAGAGTATGGATTACAGGTAGGTCAAGCCATTCAATACGAATGGTTTAAAAGAGGTGGAGCATCAGACTCTAGATATTATTCAAGGTATAATGAATTTGATAATCTAAGAAGGTACTCAAGAGGAGAACAAAGTATAGCAAAATATAAAAATGAGATAGCCGTTGATGGTGACTTGTCTTACCTAAATCTAGATTGGACTCCCGTTCCAATCATACCAAAGTTTGTTGATATAGTTGTTAATGGATTAAATGAAAGAGACTTACGACCCGTATGTACTGCTATTGACCCGTTATCACAAGAAAGGAAGAACCAATACCAAGATACCTTAGAAGCTCAAATGGTTTCTAGGGAAGCGTTGTCTTTGATAAAAGAGAAAGGTAATATTAATCCTTTTATGCTAGACGAGGGTGATATGCCTCAGACGGATGAAGAGATGATGTTGCATATGCAGTTAAAATATAAGCCCGCTATTGAGATGGCTGAAGAGGCTGCTATTGAATCTGTTCTTAAGGATAATAAATATGATTTAATTCGTAAGCAGGTTGATTACGATATAGTTACCTTAGGAATGGGAGTTGCGAAACATGAATTTCTTAAGGGAGAAGGTGTTAAAATTTCTTATGTTGACCCTGCTAATGTAGTTCATTCATACACAGAAGACCCACACTTTAGTGATGTATTCTATTGGGGAGAGTTTAAAACAATGCCTTTAACAGAGTTGTTTAAAATTAAACCTGACCTTACGCCTGAGGATATAAAAGACATTTCACAGGCAAGCACAGACTGGTATCAGTATCACGGTATCAATCAGGTAGATGACAGTATATATACAGGAGAAACTTGTTCTTTAATGTATTTTAATTTTAAGACTACCAATAAAGTTGTATACAAGAAAAAAATTCTTGATTCAGGTGCAATGAAAATGATTGAAAAGACTGACGAGTTTAATCCTCCTGAAGAAATGTTAGAGGAGGGAAGGTTTGAGAAGATTGAAAAAACTATTGATGTTTGGTATGAAGGAGTAATGGTAGCGGGAACAGACATTGTTATTAAATGGGAGATGGCTGAAAATATGGTGAGACCTAAATCATCATCCCAACACGCAATGTCTATGTATGTTGCTGTTGCTCCAAGAATATACAAGGGTTCGTTAGAGTCCTTAGTTAGGCGTATGATTCCATTTGCTGATTTAATCCAAATGACTCACCTTAAGTTGCAGCAAGTAATATCAAGGGTAACTCCCGATGGTGTGTACATTGACGCAGATGGTCTTAATGAAATAGACCTAGGGAATGGAGAGGCTTACTCACCTGAGGAGGCACTAAAACTTTACTTTCAAACAGGTTCTGTTATTGGTAGAAGCTACACATCAGAGGGGGAATACAATCATGGTAAAATTCCTATCCAAGAGCTTAGCCATAATAGTGGAGCAAATAAAACTCAGATGCTTATAGGTAACTACAACCATTACCTCAATATGATTAGAACTGTAACAGGTTTAAATGAAGCGAGAGATGGCAGCACTCCCGACCCAAGAGGGTTGGTTGGGTTACAGAAAATGGCTGCATTAAATTCTAATACAGCTACTCGTCACATACTTGACGGAAGTATTTATATGTATCATATGATATCTGAAGCTTCATCTTTAAGAATAGCAGACATCTTAGAGTATGCATCATTTAGAGAAGATTTTGTATCTAAGGTAGGCAAGTATAACTCTTCATTACTAGACCAAATATCAGGTTTATATTTATATGATTTTGGTATATATATTGAGATTGCTCCTGATGAAGAGGCAAAGCAAATGCTAGAGCAGAATATACAAATGGCTTTATCTAAAGGTGATATATACCTAGAGGATGCTATTGATATTAGGGATATAAACAACACCAAACTTGCAAACCAATTACTCAAAGTTAAGCGTAAAGGTAAGCAAGAACGTGATGAGAAGATGCAGATGCAGCAACAAGCTATGCAACAGCAGATGCAGCTACAGCAACAACAAATGTCCTCACAAGTCGCTCAACAAAAAGCTGAGGCTGAAACAAACAGCAAGGTTACCATTGAGCAAGCTAAGAGCCAATTTGAAATAGCTAAACTAAATAAGGAAGCCCAGCTCAAGCTAATGTTAATGGAAAGAGAGTTTAATTATCAGATGACCATACAAGGACAGACTGCACAGCAGTTAAGTGAGAGAGAAAATAAAAGAGAAGATAAGAAGTCTGAACGGATATCACAACAGAATAGCGAACAGTCTGAACTTATAAATCAAAGACAAACTAAAGGTGCTCCCTTAAAGTTTGAGTCTAATGAAGATAGCTTAGATGGATTCCATTTAGGA